TGCTTATTTGAACTAGAACTGGACAAATGGTTGACTTCCTGTACCTTGTGTAGTACCTTGAGGGAGAAGGGCTCCTGCCTTTCACCATTTTACGTCAGTGAATCACTCTTATGTTGAGCATCTGCTGTCAGGTCTGTTCTTCTATTATTGAAATCGATCGTTCAAAGGCTGCTGAGTTCTTGCGCAAGAATCCAATCGTGCGTTGCGATTCTTGCAAAGATGCAATGATCGATCGCAGCCCTCATTCCATATCCAGTTACAATTCCTGGTACGGGATGAAGCGTCGTTGTAGCTGTCCGACTCAAACTGGCTACGAACGCTATGGTGGACGTGGTATCACTTATGACCCCAAGTGGGAAACCTTCGAAGGGTTCTACGAGGATATGGGTGAGCGCCCTGGACCGAACTATGATCTAGATCGTATTGATAACGATGGGAACTACTGCAAAGAAAACTGCCGTTGGGTTACCCACGCAGAAAATTGTAAAAACAGGGGCGGCCGTAGACCAACTAGGCTTTACACCTTTGACGGTAAAACCATGTGTATCGCAGACTGGGCAAAAGAAATCGGCATCGCACCCCAATCCTTACAGAAGCGTCTGAACAAAGGCTGGCCATTGGAGCTGGCTCTTAGCTCAGAAAAGCGCGATGGAAAGGGGCATAAAAATGTCGTCCCCAGTCCAGCAAAAGGTCAATCCATCAGGAATAAAAACAGCAAGTACATCACTATTGATGGTGTTACAAAAACCTATAGTGAATGGGAAAAAGAAAAAGGCCTTAGTAAAGGCCTTATCTCAAAGCGGTTGTCTCAAGGTTGCACGCCATACCAGGCAGTCATGCTTCCCTTGAATAAGCCTTGAGTTCTTTCTCTTCTGTTTTCTTTTTCTTCCGAGCGGCAAGCCACAACCTAAAGTATTGAAGCTCAGCTGGAGAGTGAAGTTCAGGATGCTTCAGGGCGTTTTTTGCCAGCTTCTTTTTCTTGGTCACGTCCGGGCCTCCTGTTCTTTTCCTCCAGTCTAACCCTGGCTTTCTTTACGGCTTCCTTGCGGCGTGTCTTGTCGCTTTCCTTAACCTCTTCTCCTGACTCACTTCCTTCTTGTTTCTTTTTGAAGTGAGCGAGGAGCTCAGGGGGCATTGATTTTTTGCTAGCCATTAATCACTGAGGAGGCGTAGTGGATTGCGTTGCAGTAACAGCTGCATTATAAACTCCACGTGCTTTATTTTTAGCTTTAACAGCATCTCTGCGTGCTTCGCGTGCCTGGTGGAATTTTTTATAAGCTGGGTCCCTCCATCCACCACTTTGAGCTAAAATCGAGCTTTGGAAATCATCACGAGTGGCGCGAACTTGTTGCTTGGCTTCATGTGCAGCACGACGTGCTTCATGAAGTTTGGCATAAGCGTCGTTTGATGAAGGACCCTCGGAGGCGGGAGTCGTGGTAGTAGGCGGTTGTTTAGCAGGGGCAATAGGACCAGTCGTGGGCGCGCCACGGTTAAACGAACTTGTAATCATACTCTGCGTAGTTGGGTCAATAGCAGGAGCGGAATCAGCTCTGTTCTTGCTTGTTTTCTCACCAGCCATGCGACGTTTATATTGCTGTTCCCCACTAGAGTCTACCTGAGCATAAGGAAACTGCGGAGCACCGCTCTGCTGCTGTTTAGTGCTGGTGCTGATCCCAGCCATGATCTTCTGTACTTTACCTCGACCTTTATCGCCTCCAGCACCGGAATTAGATTGGCCCACACTAGTTAAATACTTTCTACTTTAATTTTAATACAATACTTCATGGCTGAGGAATACCTGGAACCCTTAGCTCTGCTCCTCCCATGCTAGGCGTTGGTAGATACTTAAGTACACCAGGTGAATCGGTGATGTTCATAATGTCCATTGCCATTCGCTGCCGTGGCGGTCTACCACTGCCTGTCGTTGTTGCAAGCGGTGCTTCGTAGGGGATGTCGCGGCGGTTCACTCCAAACATGTAACCGGCATTAGCGATTAGATTAGTGGCAGCAGCAGGTTCACTCTGTCTTGCATGGTCTTCTGCATGGCGCGGAAGATTTGCTTTGCGGTTGAAGGAGCCTAGCCTACGCATCTTAAGTCTGATAATTTGGCGTTTGAGAGATTGCCCGCGTTAAGAGTTCGATTGGATTGTAAGCAGGTGCTACTGTTTGCGGCTTTTGTTCCAGTGCTTGCTGAACAAAGTAGTTCAAAAAATTTGTAGCTTCATCGGAAGTACCTGTTGGCTTCGTTAGGTAGATGAACGTATCACCTTTTCTTGCTGCTTCAGGCATAGCAGCAGAAGCAGCCTCACCTTTAACTTCAGACTGCTTACCACCTTTCGTGTGTAACAGGCGGATTTCGTATGGATTGCCTTGAGGGTCTGTGGTTTGAATCGAACCGTACCCTTTGCCAGGGGTGAAAGTACCAGGGCCTTCCCAGGCTAGCTGGGTACCGCCTGGAACACCATAGTCGTGAGCTTGGTGGAATGTGGAGGCGCCTGCTGTGGGTGCACTCCTTTTGCCATAACCTGATGTGATGGGGAAGCTAGATTTCCATTCATCACCAGTTTGCTGCCAGAGGGCTTGGCGTTCCTTACCAACCTTAAGTCGTGTCAGAAGAGATCGAATTGTACCGGGGTCAATGTACTTCCCATCTTTCAGAACACGCACGTCAAGGTGCGGACCAGTGCTTGGCAGAACATCTTGTCCTGCTGGGGCAACATAGCCAACATCAGTAAGGGACGCCATGACTGTCTCTATGGATTACGTCAGATAGTTAGGGGTTTGAGAAAAGGTTTTAATCAACTCGTTTAGTGGATTAAAGACAGGTTGAACTGTTTTCTCTTTACCAAGCAATCCTTTACTTAAGTAGGCAGTCAGAAAATCAGCAGCAGTACTCCCACCATCCAGTTCTCCGTTAGGCATGATGATATAGGTATTGCCACTGGGAGAGGCTTGGCGAATTGCAGTTTCAGTTGGTGCTGTTGCCCCAAGCGGATCACCTAATGTTGCTTGCGCCGCTTTATACAGCGAACCGCCCTTAACAAACTTCGGTACTGAACCGGCAACAGATGTACCAAATGAATCTTTGGCACTCAAAGATACTCCAGGGTTTCCACCAAGCACCGTTGCGTAGGCTTTAGCAATACCCATGCCAGGTTTATAGCCACGGCTTTGGAAGTATTTTTCAACGTAAGGAAGTTGTTCAGCAATCGTCATCTCCTTACTTGGGAGACCAACCTCCTTTCTGGCGCCAGGTCCAAATTGAATCAAGCCACGATATTGACCTCCTGCACCTCCCATGACGTTAGGCCTAAAGCCTGACTCCTGATGGATCAGCGCGCCAAATTCATAAGGATCCAAACCAAGGTTTTTTGCAGATTGGAAAACCGCTGCACGGTCTTCTGGTCTAAGGGTACCAATTCGTTGTGTTGCCATGGTGGTAGCCTCAGCGGAAATCGGTTTCAAGCATAAGGCGAGTGCCGACAGCAACATCGGCAGGGCCAGGTAACGCCTGGATAAACTCAGCGCCTTCTCGGTTAAACCGATACCGAGCTTGCTCGGGATTTCGGTAATTCGGAACATAAAGATGTAGGGCTAGTCGATCCGTCTCGTATAAATAAATTGCCGTCCATGTTTTCAGCGTGTCCTTGAAGTCAGAAGTTGCAATCGTACGATCAACGTCACCAGCGATACTCTCGATACGATTACGGGGGACAGTATTATTATTCACGCTGCCAGTCATGTCAGTGCGTTTTTCAGCCTCGTCGCACCGACCGATCTGTTCGACAATCTTTGAATACCAGAACGAATCTTGGATGTTGTTGACGGCTTCTTCCAGTCGCGCTTGGTCGCCAGCAGGGACCGACGTAAGGTTATAGCCCAGGTGCCAGCGAACTTTAGACTGAAGAAAGCTATCGAGTTGCATTACTAAAAAAGAATGCGTTATAGGCGCAGCAACCTATAGCTGCACCTAGTAACACACTAGCATGCGCAAATTATCACTCAACGCGGACAAGGTTTTCCTTGAAAATCTCGTCCCAATCAACGCGTTTAATGGCCTTCAATTGTTCCAGGTTTTGGAACTTCTCACCTGCCATCGACGTCTGCAAATCTTTAATGTCGCGGGCGGTCTTCAGGCCAACGCCAGGTAATGCGTCGGCAATCTGCCTGGCGCTTGCAGTGTTGATGTTAATGCGAACATCGACCGGAAATGTTTCGCGCGTCGTCGGCTTGGCAGGACGCACACCTTCTGCTTCTAGTTCTGCCGTCAGGCGTTCCTCTGTGCGGATCTTCTCGTTGGTTGCCTCCAGATGTGGCGTCAGATCGGATTCTTCAATGTAGAGAACTTCATCTTGTGAATCGACGCACATCAAAATCCCATCTCCGTGCTTGGAAACAACCTCGACAAGACCACCGGTGAGACGGTATTGATACAACATAGTTGAACAGCTATCTCCGATTAGCTTACCAAGGTTAACCTTAGCTTTCAAGTAGGCACAAAAAAAGCGGGCCACAAGACCCGCTAATTTTATTCCAGAAGAATCAGGTGTCGCTGCCACCCACTTGGGAGGCGAAGTCAATCATGCCTTGGATCTGGTTCCAGGACACGGCCGCTGCAGGACGCAGGTAGTTGACACGGCACACGATGTAACCGGCCTTACCAGCATCGGAGTCAGCTTGGCTGATGAACACACCAGCACCGTTTACGGTGGTAGCGGTGATGCCGGTCGTGTTGAACACCTTGAAGGTGGTGTCCGACGTGACGCGGTACATCAGGCTGTTGGCAAAGTCAGCAGCCACGATACCGGCAGTGGTAACGGCGTTGGGGAACGGCAGGTAGCCGTTGGTGCCGCCACCGCTGACAGCGCTAGCACCCTGGGCAAACAGGGAGGAAGCAGCAGTCAGGAAGGAGGTTGCGTTGGCCAGACCGTTAGCCTGAGAAGCCGGGATACCGAAGGGGTTACCCGAGTTGCTTGGACCAAGAACCAGCGTCTCAGTGGAGGTACCACCGATGTCGGCGGTCACAGGAGAGGCCGGGAAGCCAGGCAGGCCACCAGCGGGGTAGTCCTGAGCGATCGCAATCGAAGCGCCATACACGTAGGAAGGACGCTGAGTGCTCGCAGGCACCACCAGGCTGGTACGATTATCCCGCACACGATCATCAGGACGACGATCAGGGGAGGGGATGGTGATGTCAAAGCTCTTGAAGTTAGCTTTGTCAGCAGAGAGGTTGCTGATTTTCACATAACCGACCAGCTCATAGGCTTCAATACCGGGCCATCCGTAGACGCCTTCGTTGTTGTAGCCAGAGAGACGGTTAATGCAGTTACCGGGGTGCAGGATAGCGCCAGCACCAGATTTGTAAGTTGCCATTGTTAGTTACCTCCTATATCAAACGATGGTGAAAGCACAGGTAACAAAGTCCTTGTTCAGGTTGGCAAAACCGGCGTACAGCTGCCAAATCAGGATGATAAAGCGGCTGAAATCGTCGTTATTGTTGATAAGAACCTGAGCATTAGGACCACCGATGCCCACACCAACTGCTTGAGGTCCGAAGAACAAAGCAGGAGGAGTTGAGTGGGAAACAGCACCAGCACCGTCAGCAATGTCAACGGTGATGGACTTATCAGCAAAGTTGGTGGATTCGAAGAAACGTCAGGATGTTAACCCAAGAGCTCTTTATCTCTTGGTTCTACCGGTTGACAAATTCGGCCCGGTAGGTCAGACTATATCTTGTTCCTTTTGTCTGCTAAAGACAAAATGGGAACCAGGGCACTCGTGGATTCTTTACCGTCCGAACTGGACTCGGAATCTAGTCGTTGAACCTTCTACCTATTCCTAGGCAGCTTGGCTGCTGATTGGCCTACTGGTAATTTTTCAAACCATCACGATTGTTGTTACCAACTGCGTTTTGGTATTACCAGCTCCGAAAGGCTTTCCAGCAATTCACCCTGTTTTTATTGCTAATTACTTAGCAATGGGGCACTTTTTCTTTACCCCTTCGAACACAAACCCGCTCGGCATGATGGGCTCGCCAGCAACAAACTGGGCTTGGCCATACTGACCGCCACCATAGATGGCGGCGTTGGGAGCCATAGCACCCATCATTGGGTTGGGCTGACCCATGCCAGGGTAACGAGCCACTTCGCGGAAGCCTTGATCGGCACGCAGATCCTTCATGAAGGAGGGATCAGCGATGCAACGATAGTAGCCGTCAGCGAAGACAGGGACGTTGCGCTTACGAAGTTCTTTAACAACTTCGAGCAGGTCAGTCTTAACGTTGAACTTGTAGCGCTCAGAAGCATACTCGGTAGCCGAGTAGCTGTTGAGAGCAGTGGAGCTAGAACGGAGTTTACCGTTCGGGTAGTAGTAACCGCCTTGGGTGTCGGATGCAGCGCCACGGGATTCCGATTTGGCGAACTCATCCAAGAACACGCGGTCGCGCCAGCGCCTGTCTTATAAATCTCATATGAGACCAAAAGGCTCTTTATCCTTTTGACTGCTTTTTGTCATCAAGCAGTGTTAGACTATATCTTCACCTGCCGAAAGCTATGCGATCTCGTTTTGACGGCCTGACCAAGGAAACCCTGGATCAGTTGACAGACTCTTTAAGTGATAAAGAGATTTCTGAAATGTTCGGATTAAGTAGAACAGCCGCTACTCATTTACGGAAAAAGCTGGGGATTAAATCGTTTAATGAAAAAACTGGAACTAGGAAATACTTAGATCACTACCCACAAAACAAAACCAGAAAACGAGCTTTTAGTTTTGTTAAGGAAGGGGCCAATGAAAACTATTTCCACGTCATAGATTCACCTAGAAAGGCCTATTGGCTTGGTTTATTATACGCGGATGGTTGGATTGTAACCGAACATTCCAAGCCCAAAGGTTTTTCCATAGCTCTCCACGAAAGAGATAAATATCTTCTCGAATGGTTTGCTTCTGATTTAAATCACAAAGGCTTAGTTAAAAAAGAACGAGCAACTGGAAAATTGTTTCAGGTGAAATTAACCTCTGAAGTTGCAGCAAACGATTTAATTGGTTTAGGCGTGGTTCCTAAAAAATCAAAAATCGTTGTTCTTCCAAAACTAAACGATAAGCTGTATCCTTATTTTGTTCGTGGGTATTTTGATGGAGATGGTTGTGTTTACACCCGAAAGAACTCTATATCAATAAAAATTACATCTGGTAGCAATACCATGCTGTTGCAATTAAATGAATTGCTAAAAAAATGTGTTTTTATTGAAGGATCTATTACGGAAGACAAGGGTTGTTTTAACCTTTGCTTTTATGCGGGACAAGCTTTAAGACTTGCATCATACATCTATAATACTGAACAAGAAAAGGATCTTTGCATGGTCCGTAAACGCGAAAAAGTTTTAACTTTTAAGCTTAAGGTGTAGGGCACTCGTGGGAGCATTACTGTCCGGCCTGGACTCGGCTCCTAGTCGTTGAACCTTCTACCTATTCCTAGGCAGCTTGGCTGCTGATTACCCTTGCGGAATTAATTTTGTTAAACGTTCGCACTTATCTTTACAGATTATGCTGTAGTAATTAATTCCTTTTCTCTTGCTGAAGGAGGAAGGGCTTCCAGCAATTCACCCTATATTGCCCTAATTATTTCTAATTAGGCGACCACAGGTACGTAGTCATCCAGGAGGGTTAAGCTACCAATGCTCTGATGGAACATATTAAGATTGCCAGTGTCTAAAAGAAGACGCTGGGCAGTCATCAGAGTTTCGCGCGCGATCTTAAAAGTGCTCGGAAGATTAGCATTGTTAGGATCGGCAGGACCAGTGTATTCGCGAAGACTCACTAACACTTTGTCCTTGACAATCGAACGGCTGTTGGCCGTACCGATCGTCTGATCTTGGGTCCGCTCGCGTTGAGTCTTAGTTCCCGGATTACCCCAGAAACGATAACGGTCAAGCTGGACAGTTTGTCCAGGTTG